GCGCTCGGCCTGCTGCGACGGTTCACGGATCCGGTGCTCGCATGATGGCCGTCGGCCGCATGGACAAGCTCGTCACCCTCGAGAACCCCGGCGCCCCGGTGCCCGACGGCGCGGGCGGGTTCACGGAGACCTGGGCGGCGCTCGACCCGCCGACGATGTGGGTGCATCTCGACGCGCTCGCGAGTGCCGACATGGAACGGCTCACGGCGGATACCCTCGTCGCCAGCGGGACACATGCCGTCACGCTGGCGTATCACCCCGGCGTCACGGTGCAGACGCGGCTGACCTACACCGACCCCGACCGCGGGCCGCGGGTGTTCCAGGTGGTCGGGCTGCGCGACCCAGAGGAACAGCGCCGAGAACTGGTGCTCGTCGCTGCAGAGGCGTTGCCGTGATCAAGTTCACGCTCGGCGGCGTCACGGTGCAGCAGGCGAAGTTCAAGCAGCTGCCGTCGTTTCTTGCCGCGCAGGCGCAAGCGGCGCTGGTGTCGTTGGGCACGACGGTGGCGGCCGAGATTGGCGCGTCGTATCCGCAGCGCAGCGGCTATCTCGCGAGCCGCATGGTCGTGAAGTCGCAGCCGCGGAAACATGCCGCGCGCGTCGTCATTGCCAACACGGCGAAGTACGCGCTGGCGTACGAGTTTGGGTCGAAGCCGCGCACGACGAAAAAACGCGGCACGCGTGGCCGGATGCCGGCCGCACATAACTTCGTGCCGCGCGTGATGAAAGCGCGAGAGCAGATCATCCCGCGCGTCGCCGCGATCATGCGCGCGGAAGGGCTGACGGTGACCGGTGGCTGATTCCAGCGCGGTCGATACGGCGGTCATTACGCACCTGGCCAGCGATGCGACGCTCGCGACGCTCTTGCCGGGCGGCGTGCACTTCGGCCTCGCGCCGCAGGGCAAGACCGCGTTTGCGCTGGTGACGCTCGACGAATCCGCGGATGTGTCCGTGTTCAGCGAGACTCCCGCGCAACGGCGGGCGATCGAAGTCGTGACGTATGCGGTGCAGGCGGTGGTCTTGACGAGTGCCATGGCGCCGGCCACCGATGCGGCGGCGCGGATTGACGCGCTGCTCGAAGACCAGCCGCTGACCGTGCCGGGCTACGGCTGGCTGTCGACGGTGCGCGTCGAGCGCATCCGCGACCCCGGCGAACTCGATCCGAGTGACAAGTCGATCCGATGGCAGCATCACGGCGGGCGCTATCGGGTGCAAGTCGCGCCGAGTGTCTAAGGAAGGACACCTCTCATGATTCGTGCAGGACGTGACGGCCTCGTGAAATGGGACCCGACCGGCGGGGCGACCGGCACCGCGCTCGTGTCCATCAAGTCGTGGACGCTCAGTCTCGCGACCGAAAAAATCAACGTGACGTGTTTCCAAGACACGAATCGCGTGTACATCCCCGGCATGCGTGATGTCAGCGGCAGCTTGACGGGCTTCTGGAACAGCGACGACATGTCGCTGATCGAAGCGACGGCGCTGACCTCGCCGGGGACGCTCGACTTGATTCCCCACAGCAACGACCCCAGCGCGGCGACCCCGCACAAGTTCAGCGGCCTCGCCTACATGGACGCCGAACTGGACACGGATGTGGAGGGCGCCCCGGCCTTGTCGGGCACCTTCATGGCGGCCGGGCCGTGGACGCTGCCTGCGGCGGCGATGGCCCGTCTGGAGACGCTCCAGGCCGACCGCGACCGCGAGAAGGCCGACCGCGATCGCGCGGCGTAACGGGCACCCGTGCCGGGGCTGTTCAATTCCGTCACGTTTGGCGGGCAGCGCGGCGCGATTGTCTGGGGCGCGGGCGAGGCGGCGGTGTTAGGCCGCTGGTCGGTCAGCCGGGATGAACACTTCCACTGGACGCTGTCGGCCCGGGTCACCCGGGTCGACAGCCTTCGGATTCGCCAGCTCCCGCTGATCTTCCAGGCGCCCCGTCTCGCTAAGCCCGCCGGGCTGTGGTGCTTTCCCGTGCTCCCGAAAACGTTGCAGGTGAACGGTGACGCCTTGACCGCGAGTCTCGGCCCGCCGGAGGGACGCTAAATGTCGGACATCGTCGTACCGCGAGAACTCACGCTGCCGCTCTCGAACGGGCGCAGCCTGACCGTCTGGGCCGAACTCAATCACGGCCAATACATCGCCATGCTCTCGCGCATGTACACCGAATCGAAGGGCGGCGAACTCAAGCGCGACGTGCTCAAGACGACGGATGCGACGGTGATCGCGTACTTGATTGACTGGACGCTGACCGACCCCGGCGGCGCGCGGATTCCGGTGCGCGGCCTGCCGCCGGACGACGTGCAAGACGCGCTCAACAATCTGCGCCAAGCGACGGCGCTCGAGGTGAAGCGCGCGATCGAGGCGCATCACGCGACGGTCGAGGCCGCGGGCGAGGCGCTAAAAAAAACCGCGTCTTCCGACGACTCGTCCATCACACCCTTGCCGTCTGCCAGCGCAGCGGCCTGAGTTGGGACACCGTGCAGACCTTGCCTGAATCCACGTTCGCCATCCTGGCCGACGACGTGTCGCGGAAATAGCCATGCCACTGACTGGTGCGCTCCAAGCCGACTTCTCCGACTTCGTCACCGAGGCGCAGAAAGCCAGCGCCGCGCTCGGCGTCATGGACGCCGAAGGGAAAAAAGCCGGGGCGACACTCGCGAAGACCGGGCAAGTCGCCGATGGCTTTGGGGCGAACACGACCGGCCTGCAGGACTTGTCGAAAGGGCTGCGCCTGGTCGACCAGTCCGCGAATGCGTTCGGCGTGTCGTTGGCGAAACCGATTGGCCTGATCGACGAACTCGGGCAACTCTCCGGCAAGACGGCCGCGGATCTCGGCACGCTGGGCACCGCGGCGGCCGTGGTCGGGACCGCGATGGCGGGCTGGCAACTGGGGCGCTGGATCGGGGAATTGACCGGGCTGGATGCCGTGATCCAATCGGCGGCCGAACAGATGCTCGGCTGGGGCGATGATGCGGAAGTCGCGGCGAATCGCGCCGAGGTGCTCGCGAAAGCCAGCGCCACGGCGGGTCGCACGATCACCGACATGACCGAGGCGATCAAGATCAATTACGACGCGGTCAAGGGCCATACCGCGGCGGTCGATACCGCCATCCATCGCCAGGCGCTCTGGGAGAAAGAAATCCGCGCGCATCGCGACGTGCTACCCGCCATCACGGCGGCGCTGGCGAATCACACCGCGACCGTCCAGCAGCTCGAGAAGCAATACGGGATGACCGCCGAGGCGATCACCTTCTACGTCGCGAAAACGAAAGACCAGACGGCGGCACAGGACGAGGCGACCCGGAAGGCGGAAGCTGCGGCGGCGGCGCAGCAAAAATTGAAAGATTCGATGTTCGGCGGCGACAGCATCACGAAGGCGAACGAGATGGCCGCGGCGCTCGGCGGCGTCGGCAGCGTGTCGCGCATGACCACGGAGGAGCAAGCGAAGCTCAACACCGCGGTCGGCGAGGCGATCGAGACCTACAAGCGCTGGGGGCAGACCGCACCCGCGACGTTGAATGAAATCTATGCCGCCACGTTGCGCGTGCCGCTGGCGACGGGGGCATTGGGCGCCGAATGGGCCAACGTCGGTACCAAGTTCACCATGACGGCGGATCATATCTTTGCCGACATTAAGCGCATGACGGCCGAGACGGCGGCGTACGAGGCCGAGACGCAGCGAATGGTCGATGCCGCGCAGCAGATCGCCCCGCCGATTGCCGAGGCCGAGAAGGAAACGCAGCAATTGACGGTGGCGTTCAACCAAGCCTCCAGCGCGATCCGCATGACGGCGGCGGAGTCGATCGCGGCGGGCAAAGTACTGGAGCAAGCGTATCGGGACGCGGGGATTTTTGTCGGGCAGCAGATCGCCACGGGCGGCTATCAGCAGTCGCAGCGGCTCGCCGCCGGCCGGGAAATCACCGGGGCCGGGCAAGCGTGGGGCAACACGTTGAACGTGAACGTCAACAGCACCGACGCGAAAAACATCTCGACGGCGCTGGTCGACGAAATGCGGCGCAACGGGGTCCGGTTCTGATGCCGTCGCATCCGCATGTCCCCGGCTGCGCGCGGCTGAACCTCGCCCGGCTGAACGCCTTTCGCCTCAACGCCCACGAGTACCTCACCTTTGCCAGCATCGGCGGGATCGACCAGTCGGCGAATGTGCGGATCGAAGGCGCCGCCGTCCAGCATGTGCTGAACGACCAGCCGGATACCGCGGCGGTGCGGGTGCATGGGTTCGTGCCGGTGGCGGGGCAGCCGTTCGCGCTCTACAGCGGGGACCGCTCGGTCGACCGGCAGATCTTCGGCGGCAGAATCTTGGAAACCACGGTCCTGTATGAGTCGCGCAAGCAGAACGTCGCCTATGACCTGCAGGCCATCGACCCGACGTGGCTGCTCAATCGGCGGCTGGTGCTCTACGCCTACACCAACGTGTCGGCGTCGGCGATCGTGCTCGACCTGGTGGCGCGGTTCACGACGGGCGTGACGGTCAACCACGTCGCGCGGCTGCTGCCGATCATCGACGCGATCACGTTCACGAACGAGACGGTCGCCAGTTGCCTCACGGCGATCTGCGAGCGCGTCGGCGCCTACTGGTATCTGGACTACGGCATCGACTTGCACGTGTTCACGGACGAGGGCGTCGAGGCGCCGACGATTACCGACGCGGAGCCGAGGGGTTCGAGCGATCACACGCTCACCGAAGACTTGTCGCAGATCGTGACGCGGGTGGTAGCGCGGGGCGGCAGCGGGGAAGCCTTCGTCGACGTGGCCGCGGGCGCCAGTGAGATCCCGGTCACCGAGGATGCGTGGTTCAGCGCGGCGGGCGGTGTGGTCGAA